GTCACAGAAGTAGTTAAGACGCCCACCGACAGGCAGATGGCGCAAGGCAAGAGGAGGGCGGCATGAATACAGAGGATCAAAAACTCTATGCCAGCGACGTAGCTAAATATATGAATGCCTACGCATCTTTTTCTTATGATGCCCCGCTAGTAGTAGGTTCCGAAATAAAAGTATTACTCTCGCGGCGTAACAACGCGCACGTTATTGGGACGGTAGAATCTATTTCCGACCACGCCGTGCGGCTTGTTGTCATACTGGAGCGTAAAGTGCTGGAAGATAACAGAGTACGGGTTAAGGAGTGTTTGTGATGACATGGCACCGCCACACCTACAAAATAGAGTCGCTAGCGGCCGCCGTACAACGTATAGCTGCTGGCGAAGAGCCTCTGTATGTCTACTGCCCTATTTGCAAACTCACGCCCACTTCTCTCTGCGCAGAAGAACCAAAGGAGTGGGGAGACACAATCACTATTACCGCCCCAGTGACCGTCAATATGGACGCGCTCGGAAAGCTCGGCGTTAGAGTGAAATAATGCCGATTGACGAGTGGCCGGATTATGAGAATAACGAGGAAGACAACACCGACGACATGGCGGACGATGGCGAGGACGAGTAATGAGAGTTTTGGTCATCGACCCGTCCGGCAACGCGCTCGACTTCGCCATGCGCTCCCAGAAAGACGGGCACGAGGTCAAGCTGTTCATCCGGCAAACCGAGAAGACGCGCCACATCGGACGCGGCCTTGTAACGGTCGTCGATGACTTCAAAGGCTGGCTGCGCTGGGCCGATCTAATTTTCAGTTCTGACAACACACTTTACCTGCGCGACCTAGACGCCTTCCGCGCAACGACCAACGCCGCACTGATCGCCCCAAGTCAAGAAGCCGCGAGCTGGGAGCTGGATCGCGGCTATGGTCAGACCATAATGAAGAAGCACGGCATACCGTGCATTCCGTTCAAGATGTTCACCAACTACGAAGAGGCGATCGCCTACGTCAAGAAAGAGGACAAGCGGTTTGTTTCAAAAGCTGCCGGCGGCGTTGAGGACAAGTCCCTCTCCTACGTCTCCAAGACGCCAGAGGACCTGATCTACATGCTGCAGCGATGGAAGAAGCTGCACAAGCACAAGTCCCAGTTCATGTTGCAGGAGTTCATCCCCGGCGTCGAGATGGCGGTCGGCGCGTGGTTCGGGCCTGGCGGCTTCAACGAAGGGTGGTGCGAGAATTTCGAGTTTAAGAAGCTGATGAATAAGGACCTCGGCGTGGCGACCGGCGAGCAGGGCACTGTGCTGCGCTACGTCAAGCAGTCCAAGCTCGCGCGCAGGGTTTTGCTGCCCCTGGAGCGAGCACTGGAAAAACTGAATTACGTGGGCTATATTGATGTCAACTGCATCATCGACGAGAAGGGGACGCCGTGGCCGCTGGAATTTACGATGCGGCCTGGTTGGCCGACGTTCAACATTCAGCAGGCGGTGCATACCGGAGATAGCGTGCAATGGCTGATGGACCTGGCGAAGGGCGTGGACTCCCGCAACACCTTGCTCGATCGCGTCGCGGCGGGCGTGGTACTCTCCATTCCCGACTATCCGTACTCGCACCTGACGAGGAAGGAAGTGGTGGGGGTGCCGATCTACGGGATCAAGCCGAGCCTGTGGCAGCACATCCATCCGTGCGAGATGATGCTAAGCGAGGGCGCGGGCGTTCCCGTAAGAGTAGCGGGGGAGATCATCCAGTCGCAAGCGCCGGTAACGGCGGGGGACTACGTGCTGATCATGTCGGCAGCAGCCGAGACGGTGAAGGACGCGACGATGACGTGCTATCGCCGCTTGCAGCGCTTGGTCGTGCCGAACTCCCCGATGTATCGAACGGACATCGGGCAACGCTTAGCCTCCCAGCTTCCCTTGATCCAGGCGAAGGGCTACGCGACGGATCTAGTCTACTCGCTGACGAGCTAGAGGAGTGCAACCGGCTCTCGCTTGAGCGGACCAAGGAGATCCTCGGTATACTGCTCGACCCTGACAACGAGAACTATCAGGCCAATTTGCGCGCCATCAATACGGCGATCGGCAACACGTTCACCATGTCGGCTAGGACGAACGACACGGCGTTCCGCCGGCACGCGCTCGACAAGCTGCCTGAGATATTGCGACTGATTAAGGAAGAAGAGAAAAAGCTGCCGATAGTCGTATTGGAGGCGGCTGTCTTGTAGCGGCCTATTTTGTTCGATTTGGTCCTGGGAAACAGGAATAGTTGTAGAGCCAACTGCTGTGGAGATTCCCGTCGCTATCTTTGCTCTCGTTAAACATAGAAACGCGAGCCTCTTTGCCAGCAGATTCGCAAGCCTGCTTGCTCGAATAACCCGGCACGGCAGCTAGGCCGTCGCCTTTGAGCATTACGATTAGCAGCACCCAAGTCATCGGCGGCCTATTCCTTCAATCTGGCGCGGAACGATTCCCACGCATTGCAAGCCTCGTCTAAGTCGCGGACAACATGACCACGGTTGGCCGCCTCAAGCCGGTTGATGTAATACTCGCCGCGTTGGATTACCTCCCGCAGCCGCTCAATCTCTCTCATCGCCCACCACTCGGCATCGTTCTTGGCAATGCCAGCATCCATAATCTGCTGTTCAAGCGTTGCCTTGTCGCGTGCTTTGCCGGGCGGATAAAGACCACTCATCTCGGGCCCCTTCCTGACTATTAGCTCTCGGCAATCTGCCGGATAAAGTCTAACGTCATCCTGTGGTTGCTCGTCTCTGTGGAATTGTCCCGGCAAACGGTTGCTATTTGCGTTAATTTGGACAGGAGCCGATCTTTGTTGGCTTCCGCAATCTCAATCTCCCGCTCAAATCTGGCAATTAGTCTCTCAATCGCCGCTCGATCTCTTGTGTATTGGCGCAGGTCGCGGTCATAGCTGCGGCCCTTACACTCAATGGTCTTTTCCGCGAATGTCTTAAAGCCGAACATCGGATCGGGCCTATTCCTTCAACTTGTCCCGCGCCTCGCGCAAGACCTTGTATTGTTCGGTATTGCTGTATTGGTGAGCGAGCCAGCGCGAAAGTCTTTCCTCTGCAAACTTAGCGTTTGTATGCAGCCGTTCAATCTCTAGCTTAGCTTCGGTCATGGTTTCTTGCGCCCATTTACTATCGCCACTGAGGGCGGCACCAATCCCGCAGCCGCGTTCTAACTTATTCAGGATCGTGTCCACAGCGGCCTCTATCTCCAAGCGCCGCCAATGGCGGCTGCGATAGCTACGACCATCCCAACGTCGCCACATATAGCAGCAAGAAGGAAAAGTCCCGGTAGTTCCATTCCGTTCTTAATTCCATAAACTATGGCCCAAGTCAGCATGATCGGCCTCTATATTCAATTTGGGTCCAACTTGTCGCGCAGTTTTTCGAGAGCCGTTTGCAGGAAATACTCGATGGCGTCTAGCCGCGCCGCGTCCCGTTCCGGGTCGCTGCGAAATTCTCTATCCCGGTAGCTCAGAAGCTCACCGATAAGCTGTGCAAACGTGGTTCCCATGGTTCCGGCCTATTTCACCTTGGCGCGAGCGGGCGTGCTGCGCTTGACGGGAAGCATCGCGGCGGCGGTCATTGCCTTCATCCAAGCCGCGACCTCTGGATCGGCCAATAGCTGCCGCGCCGTGTGAAGGTCGAACTCATGTGCGCCCGGTTCTGTTGCTTCATCGAAGTGAACGATGATCGAACCGAGTTTAACGAGTAATGCTGGCGACGGCTTCATCATGCCGCAATATAGGCACCGGGCTTGCTATTTGTCCAGCCCTGTCTTACGGTGTGCGTCAAATGGTGGAAAAGCCCGAATATATCGCCCTGATCCAGCCGGTCGCCGGATTGCCGGAAGCCGAACAGCGGCGCATCGTCGCCAAGTTCGAGCCGTCCGATTATTTCCTGATCGGTAAGGATGGCGACCACGACGCCTATATCAAGATCATGCGACCGCCTCGCGTGGCGTTGGTAAGCCATGCTGCCCTATTGGGCGAACAACGCGGCAAGAAGCACGACCGGCAGGACAGCATGGCCGGAACCAAGGCCGCGCTCCACAAGCGCGGGAGCCACGCCGTCGAGGCCAGCACAGGCCGTTCGTCCCTGAAAAAATGGGCGGCGATGCGAAAAGACGGCTGCGAAATGTGCCGCCGATTGTCTCAGGGTGCCAAGTCGGCACTCAATGGCCGCAAGGGTACAACGCCGCTTGCGGACCGATATGACCTGACAGCGTTGCGTGATTTGCTGCGCGTCAAGGTCAGCACTAAATATAAGAACTGGCGACAGCGCCGCGCAGCTATCGTGCGGCTGGAGATTAAGCCGGTGCCGGGCCGTACATGGTTCCTGCAACACCTTGAAACGCATTGCCGCCGTCGCGGCATCTTGGAATAGGAGCCGCCATGAAAACAATCACAATGATGCAGCTTCGCGCCTCGCCCGGCGAGTATGCCTTCCGAGTTCGCGCTGACGGCGAAAGTTTCCTCGTCACCTATCAGGGCAAGCCGTGCTTCAAGATGGTGCCTGTCGAGGACACGACTGTTGTACGGCCTGACGGCACCTTCAAAGGACCGAAGCCGCTCACGATGGGCCTGGACCTTGGTGGCGAGTATTCACAACCTGTCACGATGTAGAGGAGTCTACTCTCGTCTCTCCGGCTCTGGCATCATGCTCGTCATGTTCTCGTGCGCCAGGTCGATCTCCAAGCAGCGCGTTTGACCGGCCGATAGCGGCGTGCCGGCTCCGAGCGTGACGAACCTGTTCTTGTTCTTTATTATCCTCTTGTCGAACAGCACATCGACCAGACCTTTGAAGTGAATACCGTTCTTGATGCACCAATCTCGAAACGGCCCGATCGAGATGAACAGTTTGAGTGTGGACTGCTCGCGCCGCATGTAGAGCTTTCCTACCGGGCGAATATCCATATTGAGCTGACGGCCAGCAACAAAGGGGCCAGCAACAGGCAGGCAACAACTAATATGATCGTTATAGAACTTAGCCAAATTCTCAATCTCTGAAGCATCGTGCGACACTGCTCCTCCGATGCGATGCTGTCTGACATAGTCTCTGATCCATGCGTATATGCGATCGGGTGAGAACTCAACCAGGCCGAGCTTCTTGACGATCAGGCCGGCGCACACGATGGCGCCGATCGTCCTGACCCAAAACCGATACTCCTGCGGCAGCATGGTATCAGTTCGGACCTTGTCGGTCACGTCATGCAGCAGCTTCTTGATGGCGTCCAGGTTCTGCACCACGTAGTCGATGTATACGTCGCCCGCGTAGCCGGCGTTCTTGCGCAGATTGTCCTTGATCTCCTCGCTGTAGTGCTTGGCTATTTCCTCGGGGATGATCGCTTCCAGCTCCATGACCCGGTGGGCCTGGGTATCTGGTTTATCTCCACTAGCCAGCACTTCCCGCAAAGAAGTATTGCCAGCAGATAGCATGAGAGTTTGCCATCTAGCCTCATTGTGCTTAATCTCACCAGTGCGCGTAGCGCGCGTTCGGTCTGCCCCGTTGGTGAACGAAACAACAAAATCATAGATGGCATCTGGGTCCCTCGTCATTATCTCGTCGTAAAGCACCGGCAGATTGCTCAGCGTGGCGAGCACCAGCAGCCGGCCGATCACGGTGTCGTCCTTCTTGATCCTGAAGGCGTCGATTTGACCCCACACCGAGGCAGCAGCGATCAGCGCGGTGGTCTTGCCCTGCGCGCTCTTGGACGACATCAGATGCAGCACTGCTCCACCCTCGTCTCGCTCCTGAAAGCGGATCAGCGGTGCAGCGAAGCTCGCCAGCAGGGCAATGGACTGCGTCTCAAGCCCTTTGGCAAATAACATATTGGCGGCGGCTGTCCAGCGCTCCAGCGAGCCTCCCTTGACCGGCCCGACGCCACGCTTGACGGATCGTACCTGCAGGTCGTGGGTCGTGAGTACGGCCTGCTTGGATGCTTTGGTGTAGAGAGTCTGACCATAGAGAAACGCCTCGTCACCCTTCCAGCCGAACTGCTCGTAGCGGACCATCGTGCGGTGCTGCTCTCGATATATGTCCACGGCGCCCATGACGTATTTTACGAAGTGGTTCCACTCAAGGATATTGGCGCCGTTCTTGGCCATCTCGCCGCGACCGCCTTGCCCGAGGAAGGTTGAGGCCGCGATCGAGAACTCGGACTCGGGCTCTTTGGGGAGATGCTGCTTGAACACATAGGCATGGTCGCCTCCCATCTCGCCGAACTGCACGCTGATGATCTGCAGACTGTGCTTGACGACGACGACATCTACCGTGCGGTCTTCCTTCGACGTTTGGAAGATGAGCGAGCCGCCTTTGAACGCAAAGCCTTTAGGTAGGCGCGAAACGACTTGAAGTGTCTGAGCTGGCTGTCCTTCAGGTCCTTTGCCCCCTTCGGGTACCTCTTCCTGAACTTCTTGATGATCTCCGCGTCCAAGCTGGATCGGCGACGTGATGACACCCCAGTGCGGGCAGCCTTGGCAGCCTTGCGGATTGAGCGCGGCGAAGCGCTCGCACGTCGTCGGGCCAAGGGATTTATGCCGATCCAGTTTGCCCTGCGTTTCTTTGGCGTCGTATCGCTCGTCTCCGGTTGACCACTCGTGTCCGAGTCGGTCGCTATCGGGACAGTGCGCGATAACCCCGAGACAAGCATGCCATACTGGTTCCGGCAGGAGGCCACGAGTGTCGCGCATTCTTCCAAGCTGGCTACACTGGTCTGCAATGCGCTCAACGTCGCTCGGCACATCGCCGTAGAGATCGCCAATTGCCGCTGCAAGAGACGCAGGTCGCTTTGTACCAAGTTGTGCAACGATCCTTCCTGCATTTTTGAATACCTCAAATTGTTCGAGTTTATAGGGACCAGTCAGTACCCCTGCGACGACCGGGACGATGAGGCCGTTCTTGCGGTTGTGCGTGCCCGGCGTGCGAAGAATAGAAGCAATGTCAGACGAACGCGCCGGGTCGGCATGAAGTTGATGCGATGTGCATAGCGACTTGAGTCCGGTCGCGTAAATTCTCCACGTAGCAGGGTCGAGCGTTCTCTCAAGCGGCCAGTAGACGTGTAGACCATGACCTGAGTTAACCAGTGTCGGCGCAGGTAGAGACAGCGCGACACAAAACGACCGAAGCGCGGCGAGAGCCGCTTGTTGATCCAGATATGGTTTGTCAGGTCCGGCATCTAGGTCGAGGTAGAACGAACGCGCACCGCTCGCATTCTCGCCAGTACGCCTGGTTGCCACTTGGAAAGAGTTGATAGCGTGGTAAGCAGTTCGTCCGTGCTCATCTGCATCGAGAACGAAATGTGCCAGGTCCTCTGCTGATCCAAAGAAGCGATTTCGCTTTCCTTCGAGCTGCCAAGCGCAGTACCAGCCTTCATCGGGAAGCACCCTTTTGAGAAATTCGACGGTCGATGTCACGGCGCAACCCCTCGATATGTGCGATCCTGGCGGCGCGACTGATTCCCCTCTTGAGCGGCAGTCCCCGTCTTTTGCTGATTAGAATTTCCAGACACTTCAGGAGTTGATGGACGTACTCGACATCGTGCGGCCCACCCCTCGGGTCGAACCCGTTGGTAATCCACCCGCGCACGGTAGGATGTGGCCGACCGAACCACCTGGCTAGGTCGGCCACCGTCAGATTGCCTGACGCGAGACAGCTATTGAGGCGAGCCGCGAACGTCATGTCGGCAGCTTGAACACGGCGTCGAGCGCTGCCGACAACTCAGTGTCGGGCTCGGCGCCGGCCTCGATGCCGAACGTCGCCGGGTTCTCGGACTGCGGCTCGGCTCTCGTCGTCTCGATACTGTCACGGCCCTTGCCGCTGGCCGGTACGAAGCCGCCGTTGCTCGCGGGCGCTGCCGGTTTTGCTGTTGATCCTGCCGGGCGCCCGCGTCCGCGCTTAGGGGCCTCGCCCGCTGCGCCAGGAGCACCGAACGCCGGCCGGGAGGGCGTCTGAGGGGGGGCTGGCCGGGTAGTCGGTGCCGCCTGGGCAGCGGGCTTCGGTGGAGCGAGCGCCTGCTGCTCCTTGGACGCCGGTAGTGCCCCACTCCAAGGCACGTCATTGCGCCCAACCAGAACGTCGGTCTTCTTGTTCTCCAGCATGTCGTCGCGCAGCGTCATCGTCGCCGCGTCGATATAGGGCAGATCCTCCTGCCCGAAGTCGGCGAAGTCGAACTGCAGCTCGCCGGTCTTGCCCTCGACGAACGTGATGCGCGTGATCACGTCGGACACGTCGGCGTCGTCGGCCTTGAACTCGTTCGAGTAGGTCGCCAGCGAGGCGTGCGACATGACCGGGACGCGGAGCTGGAACGGGAAGTTGAATCCGGGCAGCATGATGGCGAGCTTCTTGAGCACCTTGCACGCCGGGACCGGCTTGCCGGTCTTCTTCGACACGTCGCTGTCGAAGCGCTGCATCGGGCAGATCGAGCAAGTATGCGCTTGCGGCTCCTGCGAGTTGACACTCGGGCCGATGTTGTTATCCGAGAAGCAGAGCGGCGGGCCGCTGTTGTCGCCCTCGAACTGGGCGGCGACACCCCAGAAGGTGCGGCTACGGCCTTTCTGTCCGTCGATGATGATGCAGTCGAGGAAGAGGGTCTCCACCGGCTTCTTGTTACCGGCGGCATCGACGAGCGTAAAGCGCCCGCCTTGGATGGATACGTGCGGCGGTTGTGCCGAGCCGAGACCGGCAGCGACCTCGGTAGCGACGGCTTGCGAGCGGCGGTTTTTCAGATGGGCTGGGAGTGTCATCAGGATTTCCTCACGTTGATGTCGGCGAAAAAGGATACCTCGACACCAGGCGGGTTTGCCTTGTGCACGTCGAGGTACTGGCGAACGGCGTCCTTCTGTGGGGAAGCGAGCAGCATCTCCTCGCCCCCGTTGAGCGCGTAATCAAGGAATTTCTCGCGGTCGAGCACTTTGATGTTCATGTGCTCGACCTTGTAGGCGGTGCCCGCCTCGGTCTTGGTGTTGTCGGCGCCGCGCTGGATCAGCCGCGCCATGAGCGCGGTCTCGATCGTCTCCATGCCCGCCTTGTACGGCTTGAGCGCTTCGGTCAGCGCCTTGGTCTTGGTTGTGACGATATCGCGCAGCTTGACGTAGTGCTCGATCAGTTGGAGATCGGTGGGTTCGGTCATGGGGTTTTCCTCCCGTAAATGGAGGTATGGTCGCCCAGGTGCATCGTGTACTCAGCGCGCAAGTGGGCTGGCGCTTTGGCAATGTATTTATTGCACAGGGTAGAAAATTCGTGCCAAAAGTCGTCACCGACCTTAGCCATCACGTCAAGTTCTTCTTCAGTCATTGTCCTCGTCCTCAGAATGAGTCGTTCTTGACCAGATCGAGCAGCAGACCCTGCATGCTCTCGTTGCGTTCCAGGCGCGCGAATATCTCGCGCTCCAGTTTGTTCGACACTAGCTGTACGACAGTGACCGGATACCGCTGGCCAGGGCGATGAGCGCGCTTGATGGCTTGCATGTAGTCGATGGTTTTGTCGGTCGGGCCGTACCAAACGACTGTCTGCGCCCGCCACAGGTCAAGACCGAACTGCGTCGTGCCGGGGTCCGCGACGAGTATCCGACAGCCGCCCTCGGACTGAAACGAGCTAAAAATCCTATCACGCTCTTTGGGAGTAACCGGACCATTGACGACCTCACAGGTAAACCGATCATGCTCCG